GTATATCTATATGAATAGAAGGATCTTCGCAGAACTTGTCAGTAAAACAGGCAATGACGTTTCAAAGGTTACACAGCAGTTGATCAAAGAAACATTTGGGGTGGTTGTTGATAAAAAATATGCTAGTCTAGTGGATTACACCAACGATATAGATGTCAAATGTTTGCATCAATACTTCGCCAAACACTGGCAGGCTGATATGAAGAAATGGAAATATTCTGGACTATCACTTATTGATCAAGTGAACCAGTTGAATCCCAGAGCGGTTCTCGATGTGGGGTGTGGATACCACGAGTTCAAGGGCAAGATAAAAAATATTACGGGTATCGATCCTTACAACGACAAAGCAGACTATCAAGTGGACCTGATGAGTTTTAGACCACAGCACAAGTTTGATGTGATATTGGCGTTAGGGTCCATCAACTTTGGTGGTCGTAACAAGATCATAGCAGAAGTTTCTAAGTGTGTTCACATGCTTGAGGACGAAGGGTTGATGTTTTTCAGGGTGAACCCGGGTGTGCAACATGACAAATCCGAGGCAAGATGGATAGAATTCTATGCGTGGAATGTGCCATTCATCATAGAACTTGCAGAAATTTTAGATCTCAAAGTGTTAGATATCAAAGATGATAACAATAAACGTAAATATTTCGTCTACAGGAAAGTAAAATGAGTAGACTTATGCTAGAATTGTGCTACAATAAAGTGTAAATACCTACAATGCAAAAACACACTAGAAGTTTATTAGAAGAATTGAGCTCGATGCCTCTCAAGAAGGACAAGGAAGAAGTTGTGGAGAGCAGAGCCTCACACATCCTAGAGTCAACTATAAGACTGATCACATACATCAGAGAGAACTTCGACCAGGACACAGCATTCAAACTGGAGAAGAAGTTCAATTCAGCAATCAAGAACATGGACGCATCCAAGTTCAGCAAAGGCGTTGCTCGTATTAAAGAGAATAGAGATGTCAAAGACAACCTATTAAAAATCAAAGACGGCGAATACAAAGAGGATTAATCATGTTGATAGAAGATGTCCTTACAGAGTTTAAGAGGACACACCTTGAACACATTGAGGACATAGTGATCACTGACGGCTACGAGGGTGGCAAGGCAGTCTTGGAATACTTCAGGGGCCTATTGCTAACACTGAAAGGCACAAGCTCTGAGGCCATGAGTGTTTCTGTTAAGTGGGACGGTGCACCTGCTGTAGTTTGTGGGACAAACCCAGACAACGGCCGATTTTTTGTTGGAACAAAATCAGTGTTTGCCAAGAACGCAAAAGTTAATTACACAAAGAAAGATATTGCTAACAACCACGGCACAGATGATCTAGGACAGAAATTACTGAAGTGTCTGGTACATTTGAAAAAACTTAAAATACAGGGAGTCGTACAAGGTGATCTTTTATTCACTGACGAGGACATCACACGTAAAAACGTGGATGGTAAACCAAATTTAACATTTACTCCAAACACAATCACATACGCGGTTCCTGAAACAAGTGAACTGGGCAAACAGATAGACCGGGCAAAGGTTGGCATAATATTTCACACAACTTATGTGGGTGATTCTCTAGCAGACATGAACGCACAGGGCGGAGCAGATGTTAGTTCATTTGCCAAAAGCAATGATGTGTTCTTTGACAATGCAACCTACAAAGATGTTTCAGGTAGTGCCAAATTCACGGACGCGGAGACCAAGCAGTTCTACAACGGCATCGAGAAACTGGAGGCGCTGTTGAACAACGTGCCGAGGAATCTCGCCAGTGTACTGGGACAGAACCAAGACTTCATACCCATGTTCCAGATGTACATCAACGCCCGGGTCAGGGAAGGAGAACTGCCCAATGACGCCATCCGGTTCCTACAGGGATTCCGTAAGTTCTACAACGACAGGATGCAACAACAGATGTCAGGACTGAAAGCACAGAAGGCCTTACAACTGCGACAAGACAAAATGAAACAAATGCCTATATTCCTTAACAGGGCCAAGAAGCCACTACAGGCCATGCTGACATTCTACAGAGCGGTACAAACTATGAAAGCGTTCGTACTCAAGAAGATGAACCAGGCACAGGCCATAGGTTCATTCCAACAGACAGACGGTGGACTACAGGTGACAGAGCCAGAGGGATTCGTGGCAGTTGACAGGTCAGGTAATGCTGTCAAATTGGTCGATAGGTTGGGATTCTCACGTAGGAATCTCACAGCGATCAACAAGTTCAAGAATAACTAATAGTAATGAAGTCTAAACCTTTTCCTATTAAGGAGGGGATACCATGCCAACTCAAATGGAATCACTCCACTGTGTTCCTGACCATGGCCACAACAAGCAGTTGCCACAGAGTCACACATGACCCCTACGAGTTCAAAGACAACAAGATGAACTTCCACAACATCAAAACTAAACTTGAAGCAAGAACCAAAATGCTGAAAGGTGAATGGCCTGGAAGAGGTTGCGAACATTGTAAAAGCACAGAGGATGCCGGTGGACACTCTGACAGGATGTCACACTTGAACATGCCAGGAGTAACGTCACCAAAAGAACTAGAGAAAGATATTACAGCAGTTGACGTGACTCCTACACAATTAGAGATATACTTCAGCAACACTTGTAATCTAAAATGTTTGTACTGTAATTCTAAATTTAGTTCAACCATTGACAACGAGAACAGAATCAACGGCCAATTCGACTATGGTTTTGAAAAAAACCAAGGAGCACCTGTCAGGATACACGGCAAGATAGAAATAAATCCAAACATAAAGGAAGACACTGACAAGTTGTTTGCGTGGCTGGAAACACACATACACGAATTAAACAAGGTGATGATCCTGGGAGGAGAACCGTTCCTGCAGAAGGAAACTGAAAGGATGGTGGAACTGCTAGAAAGATCATCCGCCCCTAACTTGACATTAGTGGTGTTTTCTAACCTCACTGTTGATCCATTGCGAGTTCAGAAATGGTTGGCAAGGATGTGGAGGTTGGTCGAGCATGGCAAGTTAGACAATCTGCAAGTTGTAGGCAGTCTTGACTGCTGGGGACCACAAGCAGAATATGTGAGAAATGGTTTAGATCTAAAAAAATACACAGAAAATTTTGAATTTATATTGAACAAGACCAATATAACACCTAGCATCAATAGTGCTTTGATGGCGTTGACAATACCCACACTACCTGATCTAATCGTTCGACTTAACAAGTGGTCAAGGATTAGAGAAGTTTATTGGAGTGGAATGAAGGCTGGAGACCACATGAGGCCATATCTCAATCCAACAATTTTTGGAAAGGCCATAATAGGTTTAGGGATGTCAAAAGCAATTGATATTTTTGAGACCAATGGTGATCCGATCAAGGAAGCACAACTTAACAATCTAATTGGAATAAAAACGGAATGCGAGAAAACAGAACCAAACACCTGGGATCAAAAAATGCTCAAAGGATACATAGAAGAATTGGATCGTAGAAGAGGACTAGATTATAAAAAGTTATTTCCAGAAATTGCCACTTTACTCGAAGCCTAAAAACTCACCAACAGTCTTACGCACTTCTTTTTGATATGCAGTGTCTGACCAGAACAGATTATGATTATGTTTTCTCAGATCCTGTGAAGATAGGTAAGCATCCTTCCAATTAAATTTCTTCAGACTTTCAATCAGTTCGACTATCTTCTCTATCCTCCTTACAGGATCTTTTTCTAGATCATAGCTCTCATCGAAGTATTGACCGAATGTCCTGAAACCCATTTCACGTAACTTCTGTAGATAGAGGTAGTTACCATGCACAATAAAGAACTGCTGGCACAATATTGGTTTCCATAACTTCTCCGTAATGAAAATTTTATCATTGTTGTTGGTCTCGCTGATCAACGAGCAGGCTGTGTGCTCGTATGGTTTGATGTATATGTCTTGATCCCTCCCATAGATTGGATAATTGTTTGGATCAACATCTGGTAGTTCGTAGTCAGCGTCTAATCTCACAGGTTCCGGCAATCCAATGAAAGACCTGAGGCTGTCGTCCATCAGTTTCCTCTTGTTGAGTGAATACCATAACTGTAGCCTATGATCACGAATCTGTTTGTTGAGATAAAGGTATTCGTAAGGTTTGTGGGAGTGATCACACTTGAACTCCTGCCCCTTGTGTTTTTCCCTCATGTAATACCAGAACCACGTGGTATCACCAAACCATTTCTTGTATTCATATCCTTGGAGTGTGCTGTAGAATTTATGCCCTGCCATATTTTCTTCGCTTTCCCACGGATTTGCTAGTATGAATTTAAATCCATTCTGTTGCAGGAGATCCATCCTGTGATGAAGTTGCGAGACGAACTCAGGATTATCCTCATAACCACTCCGGTGGTCTATGATGCAGAACATTTCATCATATTGTTCCCAGTCATAGGTGTGTAGATTCCAATAGACGGATTCAAAGGTTAAGTTCACATGGTCAAAATCTGCACTCTTGATGTAATTTTCAAAGTAACCGTGTTGTCCGGAAAACATCAAATCTGTGAGAATAAAAATCTTCTTCATTTGCCCTATAAATACCTGTATGTTAACACCATTTTTAAAGTATGTATCTGAAGGCAAGGTCATTAGACGGCATAGTGACTTGCAGAGATTCACTTTTCCAGAAGTCACAGAGAGGATTTATCTCAGTTTTCTAGCACTGGCCTTGATGAGTCAGCACAAGGACACACAGTCTTTCGCCAAATCATACGCGGATCACACAATGGCCAAGGGAACCTTCGATCAAGTGAGGATGATCAACAATGATCTATCAAACATGCTGGCAATAGTGTCGGGTGATCCCGAGATCACTAAGAAGCTCAAGAACAAGGACCAAGCACAGGCCATGAGACAGAGACAGCCGGTACCGGTGATGGCACTGAGGAGATACCTGAGGACGTGGAAAGATCACTACCGGAATCTCACGAACCTGGAGAGGTCACTGAACATACAGGATGCCAACCTCAAGAACATCAGGCGAGCGGTGGCCAACTATACGAAGTTAGATTCAAAGATGAAGATGCAGACCCTACACAGACTGCAACAGCAATTACAGGCCAAACTGCCCAACACTGACATACTGAAGAAATTCAAGGAACTATAATAATGATCAAATACATTTGTGAGAAGTGTGGGTGTGAACAGCACTGTAGAAAATCCTGTACCGAGTGCAGGGACTGTCCAGACTGTGCTTGTAAAGAGTGTGATGCCAAACGAAAATAGTTTCTGGGTACTCTACGGTCAGCATACAGAACCAACATATCTAGAAGACGCGGGCAACGGACAGCAGGCACAGAGAGATGCTAGTTTGAAATACGTCAAGCAATGGCGTGTGTGCCTGGACATAGGTAGCAACATTGGACAATGGACCAGACCCTTGGCCAAACGTTTCAAGAGTGTGGTGTGCTTCGAACCAAACCCCAACTTTAGACAATGTTTCGAGAAGAACATACAAGAGAAAAATGTATTGCTCTGGCCCTACGGATTGTCGGACAAAGAACACAAGGCCAAGCAAGACTTCAACTCAACTGTGTTACATGAAGAGGATGGAGACATAGACTGCAGGACACTTGACAGTTTCGGGTTGACCAATGTTGATTTTGTCAAGATAGACGTTGACGGATTCGAAGTACCACTGTTAAATGGAGCGAGGGAAACATTGAGCAAGAACGATCCCGTGATCAATATAGAGATGAAGAGGGACAAGAGGATGGATGTGGTTGTGAAATGTGAGTCTATACTGAAAGATCTAGGCTACAAGTTCCAAAAACGCACTAAAAGTGACGAAGTGTGGCTGAAATCTTAATATTACAGCATAATTTACCAACTTTACCACTAAATACTTGCAACTTGATCCCTGAGCGGGATCAAAGCATTATGTTAACAGAAAAAAAGGAGGATAACAAATGCCAATAGCACCAAACAGAACGGTTACTCCATTAATCGGAGAAGACATCAGAACAATCGGAAAAGAAATCACTATGATCGCAGTTGACTGGGACGTAGATGCCGACGCTTCAAGATTAGCAATGGAAGCCGTACACGCGACAATCGCCTCAAGAGCAACAATCTTAGCCGCAGGTGCGGTTTATGACACTGGTACGAAACAAGATTTCATACTAGAAGGTGACCACACTGAAACTATCAATGATTTCACATCATTGGATGGTACAGTTACAGGTACACTTGCTCAAGTATTAGTTGAGGACATCATCAACCTAGGAACAGTAGACGGAGTTAACTTCGGTTCAGGTACTGTTGCTTGTACGATCAAGACAACTGTAAAATTTGCGTAATTAACATTACCAATTTTAGTAATCAAAGGGTGGACGAGAAATTGTTCACCCTTTTTTTATGAAGTAAATATCGGTATGCACGAGTACAGGATCCACACACTGGTGGACATCACCAACAACGGCAATCTAAAAAAGCAGTTTCCGTTCACGACAGACGCGGGCCACGACATACAGGACAAACACTCTCTCGCGATAGCACGAAACCAGAATTCAAACTTCTCCACCATGTTGCAACTGCTACAGATGAGGGGTAACATCACATGGGAACAGCCGCCGCAGAAGGTCGAACTGCCCAACCTGGGCAACCACGCTTTCGGATCCTACTACGAAGGTGCACACTCCACGTGGCACTTCCAGTTCTTCACGGAACAGTCGGGGGTGTACGGAGACGTCACAGACCCCACCGAGAACCTGGTGGAGGACTTCAGCCTCATACCCATCGTGGCCGACTGCACCAACACAGCACACCTGCCCATACACACCTTCGTCACCAAGGAGATGCAGGGCACTGACAGGCAGAAGATCATCGGTGCACTGGCAGGTGGTGTCATAAACACGTACTTTTCATACGCCGGTCCCATAGATAAATAACAGTACATTTAGGCACAAACAAAAAACACACAGAGGCTCATCTAGGCAATGCGACAGGCACAGTTCCAGGCTATAACGGCGGAGATCAGAGAGATCAAACAGGAATTAAGAGAATACATAATATTGATGAGTACAACAGAATTAGAGAAACAAAACCTTGAAGCACACGTGGACCTTTGCTCAGAGAGATACAAGGGATTACACGACAGACTGAGTGCGATCGAAGTTCGTCTGAGCAAGATGAACGAAGAGATGACGCAAGGTCACAAGTCACAGACAAAGACAATCATAGCAACAGCGGGCACAGTGGTCGCAGGCTTACTATCAACAGTGGTAGTGATCCTGATGAAGATGCCAGGCTAATATTACCAATACATGTTCATACAGATAGCACCTCGGGCCAAGGTCTACGTCACAGACACGGATGTTGAATTCATAAGGCAACACACAACAGAATCTTTCAGGAGCGACCAACTGTCTCCGGAGGACGCGGACAGGGCCAAGCGGTTGGCGGACAAGGCCATCTTCGTGCGAAAGAAACTTGACACCCACATGCAATATGCTTTAAATAGGAAGATAAAGTTTGTTGCTAATGACAGGAAAAAATAAATCAGAACTGGTAAAACAGATAGAGGCCTATGGTCTCAAGGGCAAACTCGCGGACTTGGCACAGCGAGAACAGGAACGCAGACCATTCCAACACCTGCCCAAGCAGTTCTCCAAGGGCATCCTGATCGGTAACATTGCCATAGTACCCAAGAAGCACACGGGCACCAGGTACGTGTACGTGATAGCGGACATGATGGAGGCCAAGATACTGCATGAAGACATCAACCTGAAACAGACGGCCATACTGGTGGCACACTACCTGGCGGACGGCAAGAACGTGCCCTACAACATATTGGAGTTGGACATAAAACACGCATCGCAACTGTTTGACATACAGAGTGCCAAACGTATGATAAAGGAAGCACAGAAGAACAAGGACGAGCAGATGGAAGATGTGTACTGGGACAGATTGGATGTCGCTAACCGCCTAGCGGACGAGTGCAAGGCGAACATACAGCAGATCTTTAATGACACGTTCGGAGCATAGATAATAAATAAACACAGTATGAAGAGCTTAGACCTTACAAAACCCATTACAACTGAATCATTGCTGAAAGAATTCGAATCAAGATTCAACATGACCATGGACCTTTCACAGTTCAACGAAGAGGAACTGCAGGACTACGCCAACCATGTGAGGACAAAGATACACGAGATCACACAGAACACACACTTCGGACAGGAACTGAAGGATGATTCGTACCAGAAGAACCAAATGATGCTGGACATCATCAACCAAGCCATATCTGAGAGGAAACTTGCGGAGTACGGTGGTTCATCAGACCCAATGACCAAGATAGCATCCACTACACTATCAGCGAAAAGCAAACTGGACAAGGGCCAGGCACTGGACCAAGACGAGAAGAAAATCGTCAGCAAGATAATGACCAAAGAAGGTGTTGAGGAACAATCAGAATTAATACTAGCGGCCAAGGACATGATGGACAAGGTGACATCATTCTTGGAAGACCTAGCGTCAATGAAGACGGAAGGTGCACTAGAGCTAGTAGACAGAATCAGAGATGAGATGGGTGCCGAGAAGGCAGACGCATTTCTACAAAAAATCCAACCAGCGATTGAACAGGCGGA